CATAAATCGAACAGCCGTTCGAACAGGTAGTAATGAATTCCGGGAATGTAAATGGCTAATTCCGATTATCAATGAAATGCCAGACAATGGTATATGGCCACGCTATATGTCGGCCCCCCATAAAGACGCAATAGGCAGCTATGGCCTGGAATTGGAAAGAATGGCGCAGGAAAGGCGCGGAAGGCCATTAAGATGGTGGCAAAGGCTGGCAGCAAGGCGAATATTGGAGCACGATATTAATGGCGCCCTGTGCTGGCGAGAATGGCTGCTGACTTTATCGCGGCAGGGTGGTAAATCCTGGCTGATGAGTGAATTAGCAATGTGGCGAATTACCCGCGCGGAATTGTTTGCCGACAGCGAGCCGCAATTTGTGATGCACCTGGCTGACCGATTGCAGACGGGGGACGAAATACAGCGGAATGCGCGCGGCTGGGCGAAGGGACACAAGGAGGAGGGCTGGTCCTCCATTGAGAGTGCAGGCCAGAAAACAGTCATCGCCCCGGACGGCAGCCGCTGGCGCGTCTTCAGCAAGGAGTCCCCCTACGGGTTCAGCGCTGGCCTGGTCCTGGTGGATGAAGTCTGGGATATCAAAGCTGACCTGATCGAAGGCGGGGTGGAGCCCACCCAGATGGAAAGGCGCTGGCCTCAGCTGGGTTTGCTGTCATCGGCGCACCCCAGGGCTACGTCCCTGTTCATTGACAGGCGCGCCACGGCGCTGGCTGGCGGCAGCATCCTGCTGCTGGAGTGGAGCGCGCCCAGCTACCTGGCGCTGGACGACCGCGCTGGCTGGCGCATGGCATCCCCGCACTGGAGCGACCAGCGGCAGGCCACGATAGAACGGGCCCTGCAGCGCGCCCTGGCGCAGCGCAGCTCTGGGCTGACGGAGTTGGACCCCGTTGCGACATTCCGCGCGCAGTATCTGAATCAGTGGCCTGTAAAGGCAACCAACGATGTGGCCCTGCCTGGGGAACCACTGTTCCCCCCTGGGGTCTGGTCGCAGCTGGCTGGCCCCGTGGAGGCCGTGGGCCCGGTGGCCTTCGCTGTGGAGGACTACGCGGGGGTGGCTGTCGCTGTCGCTGTCGCTGGCCGCGCTGCCGACGACAGGATCACCCTGGAGGCCTACGAACATCACGGGGACAGGCGCGCCGTTTACGAGTGGATCACTGCGCATGCTGCGCTGCATCCAGGCAGCCAGCTGCTGGTGGGCGCCGCGCTGGCCGCTGATGTCCCCGTGGTGGAGCTAGGTCACCAGCTGCTGGTGCAGCCCATGACGATGCAGGACACGCGCGCTGCCCTCTCGCTGCTGCGCCAGCTGGCGAACAGACGCGCCCTGGTCCATGAACCCTCAGCTGAGCTGGATGGCCAGGTGGAGGCCTGCAGGGTCAGTGGGGAGGGCGCCAGCTCTGGGCTGCGCGTGGCCTCCACAGCCGCGCGCTGGGATGTCGTCAGGGCGGCTGCCTGGGCTGTCGGCGCTGTGGAGCGAGAAAGGCGCTACGCGCCGAGTGTGTATTGACAGAGTGTGCGTGTCTTGTGCCAGTCTGTGTATGGACAAAACACGCTAGCGAGAGGGGCAGCCAGTGGTAGCAAAGCAACGCAAGGCACCAGCCAAGATGGAGGGCAGCGAGATAGAGCGCGCTGTCAAAGGGATGTCACTGGCCTTCATCCAGTGCCGCGACTATGGGCACAGCTGGCGCCCGTACTCGGCGCGCTGGGTGCCGCAGGACAATGCCTACGTGTCAGAGCTGCAGTGCCAGCGCTGCAAGTCGGTACGGCAGCGCTTCCTGACCCGCACGGGTGCCATGGCTGGTGGCCACTACGAGTACCCAGACGGCTATCTGGTCAAAGGGATGGGCAGGCTCACTGGCACTGACCGCGACATCGTGCGGCTGCAGTCCGTTCTGGCTGTCCTGGTCCAGGACACGACAGAGGACTGAATGAGTTTCGTTACAGCTTTCGTTACATGGATTCTGACCCTGCTGTTTGGTTCGGCCGACTGGTGAGGAGCTGGGGCAATGCGTGAAGTAGTGATGAAGGAATGGTGCGATGTCTGCTGGATGGAGGAGACCAAAACAGAGGCCCTGCATACCTTCACGGTGGGCGCTGTGAAGGGGGAATCTAAGCCAGCGCTGAAGGTCCTGATGATGTGTGACGTGCACCAGAAGATCATTCTGGAGCTGCAGACTGTCCTGGGGGCCACAGGCCAGACCCTGGTGCCAGCGCCAGTGAAGCCACAGGGGCCAGCGCCAGCCAAGCGAATGGCCTGCCCTGCCTGTGGCCAGGAGGTAGCCGCTGCCAGCATCGTGGGGCATGTCTGGAGCGCGCATCGGCCGGACACCAGGCCACCGATGCCAAAGGACTGCCCAGAGTGCGGCGAGCACCTGGACAACGGCACGGGGATGGCAGCCCATCGGCGCAGTCATGGCTATGACGCGCTGGCTGAGGCAATGTCGGGGGTCAGTGGTAAGGACTGGCCGCTGTCGCGGGGGTGGCGCCCGTGAGACACCCTGCGCTGGTCGCTGTCGGCGCCCTGGGCGCCCTGGTCCTGGTCCTGTGGGCTGCCCTGTCGGCGCAGGGCTGGGAATATGTGATGCGGGCACAGTCCCCCAGGGACAGGCGCATCGGCCGATGAATCACCCTGCTGTATAGACACTCTGACCCAGGCGCCCCCCGCGATTGATTGACGGGGGGCGCCTTTCGCGGTAATGGGCGATACCCTCTGCATTCATGGAACCCGTGCGCCTACCCAGCGGCATCCTGCTGCCCTACGGGCGCACCATGGGGCGCCCTGACCCCCAGTCGCTGCCCCCCAGGTCAGATGTCGTCCCCAACGACAATCCCCCCGTGGGCACCGTGGGGCCAGCGCCGACAGCCGATAACGCTGGGTTTGGCGCCACGCACGTGATGTATCCGGGCGATAACCCACCCCTGGAGGCCAGCGCCTGGGCTGGCTGGCCAGTGGAATGGTCCACCCCCAACACAGCCGCGCTGGGCCTGTCGGGGCGCGCCCTGGCAGATATCGTCTGGGCCTGCATCGATCTGAATGCGCGCATCGTGGCTGACATGCCTGGGTATGTCACGAAAGGCCTGCAGCCGCAGACCCCCCCGCCCAGCTGGCTGCGTAACCCTGAGCCCCTGGTCTATAGCCACTGGGGGGAATTCATGAAACAGGTCTGGTTCGCCTTCCAGGCCGTGGGTGAAGCGTTCATCATCTGCACCAGCCGGTATGCCGACACTGGCTACCCACGGACGTTCATGATGCTGGACCCTGCCTACGTAGGGGTGGAGCTGGTGGGTGGGCTGCGCCGCTACAGCATCGCTGGGGAGGATGCCACCCTGGATGTCCTGCATATTCGTTACGCCAGCTGGCCATCGGACCCCAACGGTCACGGGCCCCTGGAGGTAGCTGGCGAAAGGCTGTTGGCTGCACAGACTTTCATGCGGTACGCCAGTGACCTGGCGCAGAACGGTGGTGTGCCATGGGCTGTACTGAAGTCGAAATATCGGCTGGGTAAGGCACAGGCGCAGCTGCTGAAGTCGCAGTGGATCGAGTCGGCGCGCAACCGGCTGGGGGCGCCAGCCATCCTGGACAGCGAGACAGACCTACAGGTCCTCCAGGTCCCCCCTAAGGACATGGCCCTGAGCGACCTTCAGAGCTTCACTGAGGCACGGATAGCAACCCTCCTGGGTGTCCCTGCCTACCTGGTGTCCCTGCCCTCAGGCGCCGACCCCATGACGTACAGCAACGTATCCAGCCTGTTCGATTACCACTGGCGCGCAACGCTTCGGCCGCTGTCCAGGTTCATCACCCGTGCCATGAGTGAATGGGCGCTGCCCAACGGCACGGACCTGGAGCTGGACCCAGACAGCTACATCCGACCCAGCCCACAGGACAGGGCCAACACGTACAAAGTGATGGTGGAGATGGGTGCCATGACCATCGCTGAGGTACGCAAGGCTGAGCGCCTGGGCTCAATCGAGGAGGAGTCTTACAGTGACTCAGTTGTCTGAGATGCATTACAGGGCATGGCCTGTGGAGCTGGAGCTACGCGAGGAGGACAACGACGGGCTGACCGTGACTGGCCTGGTTGTGCCGTACGGGGTGACCACGGAAATAGAGGAGCTGCGCGACACAGGGGTGATCAGCTACCGGGAGTCCTTCGCCCCAGGCAGCTTTGCCCGCGCGCTGCGCGCGCCCAACAGGGTCACGCTGACCTATAACCACGACACATCCATGGGTCACCGGATGGGCTACGGGCGCGCCTTCCAGGAGACAGAAGCTGGCCTGGTCGGCACCTTCAGGCTGGACCAGTCCAGCGCGCCGAAGGCCAGGGACATCCTGGAATCAACGCACGCTGCCTTCAGTGTTGGGTTCTACAGCGTGATTCCCAGGGCTGGCACTGAGCGGCCAGGGGGCACCGTAGTGCGGCGCAGCGCCATCCTGGACCACGTTGCTGCCGTGGTGAACGGCGCCTACCGGGGCGCCGGGGTGGCCAGCATCCGCAACGATGTGGACCTGGGCGAGCCCACCCCAGCCGACCTGGAGGCTGAGGAGCAAACCCGTTCGGCCGCTGACCTGTTGGCCTGGATTGAGGAGGCAGCCGCGCAGCAGGCCAGGTGGGACAGCCTGCGCGCCTGAGCTGCCATGGGGGTGCCCACGGGGGGCGCGCTGGCTGCACTGGTCTGGTGGATCTGGCGTCATCGGCGCCCCTTCCATGGTCGGCACGCGCGGCGCCATCGGCGCAGGGGCAGGCATGAGGAGCGTGACGAAACAGAGTGACAGGGCTATCGTCTGAACCCAGACCGGACATCCCAGGAGCAGACACCCAGCGCGCCATAGCGTTGCCCCCCTGTGCAGGACTGGCATCCCCGTAGGTGAATCCATCCCACCCCTACTGGAGGCACATCCATGCCCATGGACGCAATCTCAACGAAGCTGATTCAGGAGCGCCAGGAGCTGATCCGGCGCGCTGAAGGCGTGAAGCAAGGCGCCTATGACGATGGCCAGCGCGACCTGGTCGAGACGGAACGGCACGCGCTGGGCAACCTTCAGGCGCGCATCGGCGCCATTGACGAACAGTTGACGCTGACCACGGCCGACTATCAGCTGAACAGCGAGACAGCTGAGCGCATCGCCCGGTACAGCGGCCAGGTGATCATCCCGAACGATGGCTACCAGTACCGGACGGCAGGCCAGGTCCTCTGGGATGTCCTGCACCAGGGCAGCGACCGTGATGCGCGTGAGCGATTCCAGTCCGTGATGCGCGCCCAGACCAGGGCCGCTGAGCATATGGGCACTACCGCTGAAGTCACCGTGCCTACCGCTGGTGGCATGCCTGGCCTGGTGGTCCGGCCGATTACTGGCCCTGTCATTGATCTTTCGTGGGGTGGGATGCCGCTGTTCCAGGCGCTCAATCCACAGCCAGCCGCAAACCCGTTGGGCTGGAGCAGGCCTCGCATCATCGATCCCTACCTGGACACTGCCGCTGGCCCTCAGGCTGGCAGCAAGGAAAAGGCAGAGTTGCCCAGCAAGCACTTTGACGTGAAGGCCGAAAACGTAGACCTCACAACGCTTGGCAACTATCTGAACATTTCGATCCAGCTGGAATCCTTCATTGCGCAGGGCCTGGATATCGTCATCAGCCAGCTGAACAAGCGGCTGTCGCGCGGCCTGGAGAAGGCTGCCGTGACGGAGCTGGCGAAGGCAACCAAGACCATCACTCTGGCCGCTGACGCATCGGCATCCGCTGTGCTGCAGGCCATCTACGATGGCGCCGCTGCTGTGTTCACAGCGACCCAGAGCCTGCCCACCTGGCTGGCCATGGGCCCGTTGGGCTGGGCCCGTATGGGTGGTGTCGCTGACCTGGCTGGGCGCCCCCTGTTCCCATCGGTGGCCCCCAGCAACGCTGCTGGGTCCCTGTCCCCCACGAACATCAGCGGGGATGTCGCGGGTATCCGCACGGTGATCACCCCCGCAATCACTGATACCACGATGTATCTGGGCAACGGGGAGGGCATTGAGGCTGCTGTCTATCGCTTCCCAATGCTCCAGGCCATTGAGCCGTCCGTGATGGGTCGGCAGGTGGCTGTGGCAGCGAGCTATGGGTTCTATCGTCCCCCGACAACTGAAGCGGACCCCAGCGGCACCCCTGCCGCGAAATACGAGGCCATCGTCAAGATTGCGCCCTGAGCCATGCCCGCCTATCAGAGCTACCCACCCAGCCTGTGGGAGACACCCCCTGTCGTGGTCCCCGCAACGGGGGCCACGGCAGGCATTCCAGGCAGCTGGACCCCGGCAGGCTGCACCCCTCCAGCTGATGTGGCTGCCGTCCAGGGGGGCGCCATTGTGGCCACCCCTCAGACTGGCTGGACGACAGGGCAGTTTGTCCAGACGCAGACGGCTGGCGCCGCTGGCCGCTGCTGCTGGACCGGTACGGACTGGGTAGGTGGCGCTGCGCCGTGACCGCTACCTGGCCTAACCCTGCGCCCTGGGATGGGGACCCCACCTGGCTGGTGGAGCAGGCGCGCACCCTGCTGCGCCTGGACTCCAGCGACCCTGACCTGGCCAGGCTGGGTCAGCTGGCCTATGCAGCCACAGCCCTGGTGGATGACCGCCTGGGCGGCGCTGTGCCGTTCGATGACCCGACAGCGGCGCCCATCCCTGACCCAGTGACCCAGGCCTGCGTCACGGTGCTGGTGGAGGCCTACAGGCGCAAGGACGCGCCGTTCGGCATCACGGGCGCCTGGTCGGCCGATGGGGTGGCCATGCGGGTCAGCAAGGACTGGCTGGACCCGGTGCTGTTCGCCCTGCAGCCGTACGTACAGGCCTGGGGTGTCGCGTGACCGCACCCCCTTACACACCAGTCATCCTCAGCGCCCTGGCGCCGATCATGGCTGCGCTGCAGGCTGCTGGGCTGCGCGTGTATGACGATGCGGCAGCAATCAACCCACCGTGTCTGTACCTGGCCCCCCCGACGATGCGATTCCGCTTCGGCGCCAGGGGGTATGAGGCTGACATGGTCCTGTTGGCCTGCAGCAGCAACACAGTCAAGCGCGCCCAGTATGAGGAGCTGTCCGACCTGATCGAGCGCACCCAGCAGGCCCTGGGCGCGCGCATCGTCCAGGCCAGGCCAGCCGACATCTGGACGGCAGACCAGTCAGCTGTGCTGGCAGCCTATGAACTGAGCTGGACAGACACTATTCGGAATCGATGAAAGGGCAATCATGTCAGCACCTTTGAGCACAGACGTAAAGTTCGGACCAGGGACGCTGAAGGTGGGCACCACTGGCACTGAGCTCGATGTGTCTTGCTACGTCAACAGTCTCACCATTTCCGCTACAGCGGACCGTGGTGACAGCAAAACTATGCTCTGCGGAACTGAAAAGGCAGGCTCCGTAAGGTATGACTACGAAATGGCGGGCAACCTGGACCTGGACATCACCCAGGGTGCGGCCTCCCTGTTCGCCATGTCCCAGGACAACCCTGGCAGCGAACAGTCCTTCATCTTCACCCCCAACACAGCCGATGGGACCAGCGCTGCAGGCAAACTCATCCTGGACCCCATGGACTTTGGCGCTGATGAGTACGGCGCCATCCTGGCCAGTGATGTGACCTGGTCGCTGGTCGGCGCGCCCACCTACACCTATGGCGGGGTGGTACTGATGACAGCCGCTGCGCCAGAGGAGGAGTCAGAGGAGGAGGCCACTGAGAAGGTGGCCAGCTAAGCATGGCTGATGGTGTGCGCGTGGAGGTTAAGGGTGCCGACAGGCTGAGCAGCACCCTTAACGGCGCCGCGCGCAAGCTGCTGGACCAGACCCCCGCCAACAGAGCAGCTGGCGCCGACCTGGTCAGATCAGCCATGGGCAGGGCGCCCAGACGCACTGGGCGCCTTGCTGGTTCGATCACCCAGCTACGGGTGGACAGGGTGGAAGTACAGGTGGGCAGCATGGTTCGCTATGCGGGCTATCAGAACTACGGCACCAGACGGAATCGACCGACCTATTTCCTGACGGGCGCACTCGACAAGTTAACAACAGATCCATATATCGAGTACGCAGACCAGGTCATGGGCACAGTGAAAGGGGCATGAAGTGAAGCAGATGACCATTGCCATCCAGATGGCCAACGGGGACACCTGGGATGTGAAGACAACCACGGGTGACTATGTGGCTTTTGAGGAGACAGGGAAGCGGCAGCGCCCCCCGTGGGGCCCGATGACTGAGAACACTGCCCGCTGGGAAGCTTTCCTGGCGTGGCATGCCTCCAGGCGGCTGGGCCTGTACGAAAAGCCATGGGAGACATTCCTAGACGACTGCGTCATGGCTGATGGGCAGGCTGTGGAGCTGGACCCTACAGTGAGGGCTCCTGGGGTCGGTTCTTAGTTGAGCTGTCCATGGCCACCCAGATCCCTGTTAGGGCATGGCTGATGGAGTCTGATGAGGTGCTGGCCACCGTGATGGATGTGCTGGAGAAGCGGAACGCCAAAGCGAAAAAGGCAGCTAGGAAACGAAGGGGTACCTGATGGCGAACAGTGCCAGCCTGTCTATCAGGGTCCTGGTGGATGCCGCCCAGGGCGCCGCTGAGCTGCGGGGCCTGGGTGACTCAGCCACTGGCACGGGCGACAAACTGAAGAACCTGGTAGCCGCTGGCGCTGCCTTCGCTGGTGTGACAGCGCTGATCAAAAGGGCTGTGGATGCGGCCAGCAACCTGCAGCAGTCCACTGGCGGGGTGGAGGCTGTCTTTAAGGACAGTGCCTCAGCCGTAAAGACTTTCGCCAGTGAGGCTGCGCGGTCCTTGGGCCTCAGCCAGTCCGCGTACCAGGAGCTGGCTACCGTCATCGGCAGCCAGCTGAAAAACGCTGGCACCAGCATGGAGGAGCTGGCACCCAAGACCAACAAACTGATTACCACGGGTGCCGACCTGGCAGCCATGTTCGGTGGCACGACAGCTGAGGCTGTGGGCGCCCTGTCGTCGGCGCTGAAGGGTGAGCGTGACCCTATCGAGCGCTACGGGGTGTCGCTGAATCAGGCAGCCATTGACGCGAAAATCCTTGCGCTGGGCCTGGACACCAGTACTAACGCAGCGAAACAGGCTGCGACACAACAGGCCACGCTGGCCATCATCTACGAACAGACGGCTGATGCGCAGGGCGCGGCAGCCAGGGAGGCTGACAGCTACGCCAGTGTGATGCAGACCTTAGGCGCCCTATGGGAAAACACGCTGGCCCAGGTGGGTACGGCGCTGCTGCCTGCGCTGTCGCAGCTGGCTGGCACCCTGGGTGACCTGATGCCAGCAGTGGCATCCATTCTCACCCCCCTCGCTGGGCTGCTGGCCATGGTCCTGGACCTGCCTGGTCCGCTGCTGGCCGCTGCTGGCGCCTTCGCTGCCTGGCAGATCATGGGTGGCCTGTCGGGGATCACAGCCGCCCTGTCCACTGCCGTGACATTCCTGACTGCGAACGTGAAGCGGCTGTGGCTGTCGTTGGGCCCCATCGGTATCGCTGCCCTGGCCATCGGGGTGGCCATGACATTCCTGATGGACACCAGCAACGATGCCAGGGAGGCCCATGAGGCCCAGGCAGCTGCAGCTGAGGAGCTGAAGGGCACCCTGGATGCGACCACGGGCGCCGTCACCGATGCCACCCGTGCTTATGTGGTGAACCAGGCCCAGGCCAACGGGATGCTGTCCACGATGGAGCGACTGGGTGTCGACACCAGCGCCTACACAGAGGCTGCTACGGGCGCCGCTGGTGGCGCTGAGCGGCTCGCTGGCGAGATAGCCAGCGCTGCAGCCGAAGTGCTCAGCAGCTCTGATGCCTACAACCAGGTGGCCAGCGCCCTGGATGCGGTAGGGGTGAAGCAAGAGGACTTCATTGCTGCCGTGTCCTCTGGGAATATCGGCGACATCAGGTCCAAAATGCAGGAGTACGCGGAGTCGGTAGCTGCTGCCAGCGGCAACATGTCGGATGCCCAGACGATCATGACCAACTTTGACGCTGCTGTCTCGGGGGCCACCCCAGACCTGCAGGCGCTGGATAACGCAGCCTCACTGGCTGGGCAGACCACGGCAGCCCTGGGGGGCGCGTCAGACGATGCAGCGCAGAAACAGCGGGCAATGGGTGATGCTGCCGTGGTATCGGCAGCCGACCTGGAAAAGGCCTCAGAGGAGCAACGCAAGGCAGCTGAGGAGGCTGCTAAGGCAGCGGCAGCGCAGACAGAGGTAAAGGTCGCCCTGGACGCTGTGAAGTCGGCAGCGTCAGCGGCCTCCACAGCTGTGGAGTTCTACGTTCTGCAGATGAATCTGGCTGCGGGGGTTAACGTCTCGGCCGACCAGGCAGCCAAGCTGCTGAATGACACGCTGCGTGATACCAGCGATGCCTTTAAGGGGTCGGCAGAGGATGGCGGCTACTCCATGGCTGCCCTCACTGACTGGAATGTCGCTGCCCTGACCAGCACTGAGCGCGGGTCCTCCATCTATGACTCGCTGACCAAGATGCAAACCGCTTACGCCACAAGCACTACCGCTGCCTACAGCAGCGCAGCGGCCAGCGGGGACACAGCGGCTGGGATGTCAGCGGCAGCCACAGCAGCCGACAGCGCCTATGCGGCGTTCATCACGATGGCCACCAGCGCAACGGGTTCCAGCGTGGCAGCTGAGCAGCTGGCCGCAAAGCTGGGCATCGTCCAGGGTACGAACATTGACCCGAAGACATTCGAACTGATTGCCCAGGACCAGCAGGCAGACCAGGCCCTGGCTGACATCCAGAACACTGAGATAGCGCCCAAGACAGTGGAAGTCGGCGCCATCGTGGGTGAGGCCACGGGCGCATTCAGCACCCTGGTAGGCCAGAAGCTGGACAACACAGTGGCTGTGGATGCGAACCTGAAGCAAGCACAGACCCAGATACAGGGCCTGACCAGCGAGAAGCGCACAACCACCCCGGTAGCCGTGACAGCCGACCCCAGCCAGGCTGTCAGCACCGTGGCTGGGTTCACCACGGCGCAGCGCACAACCACCGTAGGGGTGCAGGCCAGCACAACGGCTGCACAGGGCGCCATCACTGCCCTGGTGAACCAGCAGCGCACCCTGACCATCACCGTGGCAGCCAACACAGGCCCTGCGGCCAGCGCTATCGCGTCCATCGTCCATGGCAGCTACACAGCCACAATCAATGTCACAGCCAACACTGCAGCGGCCAGGGCAGCGATAGCCTCAGTGCCCACAGTGGTGGTCGCATCGGCGCCAGCGCCAGCTGGGTTTGCCCCCACTGTGTCTGGCCTGGCCGCACCCGACACAGCCGCATTCCAGGCAGCTGCCTACCCACCCTTGCATGGCAGTCGGCTGGCCGCGCCCCGCAGTGCCGAGAGTGGCGCTGGCACAACGTATGTCATTAACGTGACTGGGGGTCTGGACAGTGCGGACACCATTGCGCGCAGGGTGGATGACATCATCAGGCGCCGCGAAAGGCGCATCCATGGCGTCAGTGTGCAGGCCTAGCCGTGACTCAGCCTGACCTACTCCCTGAACCGATGCTGCCCCCATCGGTCAGTGTGTGGTCAGCAGGGCAGCTGCTAGCTGACGGGCGTGAGGGAGGCAACCCGCTGAGTCCAGCCGTACTCAGCGGGTTGCGCGTCACCTGGGGCAGGGCAACCATTCTCGACCAGCCGCCCCCCTCCACCTGCACCCTGACGATGCGAGACATCCCAGGGGGCCAGTCATTCCTGGAGGTCATCGGCATCGGTCACGCGCTCCAGGTGCGCGCCGATGCAGCCATCTATCAGGTCCCATCGGCTGGGGTCGGCACGGTGCTGATGGACCATCAGTTTGCGGCGCCCCCGCTGCCCCCGCTGACTGTGGACAACGGCACAGCCGCGCTGACCCCTGCCACCACCGTGCCCGAGATAGTTGGATATGACAATCCGCTACAGGTCAGCAATGTCACCACGCGGACCGTAACCACGCCAGCCGATACCCGCGTCGGGGATACCGTCTGGGTCGCGCACGGTGGTATCTCCACCACCACCACCCCCCTGGAATTGCAGCAGCCGCCATGGGAACAAGTGAAGGCGCGCAACACCACTGGTAACTGTTTCTGGATGCTGTACCGCAAGACCGCGACAGCGGCCGGTGCCGAGAGCATCGTTCTATCCACCACTGCCGTACAGACCACCACAACTTTTGTGCTGGTCACCCGGAACCACGGCGCCGCAGTGTTGTCCGCACCCACTGAAGGCCCCACTGAACCTCCCCCGTCACTGCCTGGTGTCGCTGCATCCGGGGCGGGGCGCCGAGTGTCCCTTGCCATCTGCAGGGTTGCTGCCACCACCACCCGAGCAACCACTACGGGCGCCACCCGATATGCCACCACCGACCCCAGCGCGAACAGTGCAATCCAGTGGGTGATGACCGACGATCGTGAGACAGCCGCAGGGGCAGCCAAACCCGTATCCATCACGTGGCCTCCAGGTGGCACGCGCGGGGGTGGTGGCATCACCCTGTTCCTGCCTGACGGCAGCAACCCAACAGGGGGCCAGCTGCAGCTGCGCCCCACGGACGCCAGCCGCGCGGTCACCCTGGACTTCCCCCCTGGTGTCCCTGAACCCGTAGGGGGCAACCCAGCGGCCTGGGACACCATCCCTACCCCTTTGCCTGGCCAGACCTGGGTAGGGCGCGTCACTGTCACGCTGCCTGCCGCATTCATGGGCTGGAATGGCTGGGTGGCGCAGGCCTGGCCCATTGAGTACGCAGCGCCCTGGTCGGCGCCCATTGCGCACCCCACGGCGCTGCCGACCAACGGCGCTGACGGGCCCTACGTCCCGACACCTGGCCGCTGGCAGGGCATCAGGGTGCGCGTCTATCCCACGGGCCCTGCCTGGTCTGACCTGCCCGCTGGCGCCTGGTCGGCACTGGGGGCCACCCCAGCCTGGCAGGACCTATCCACATTCCTGGTGGACAACGTGAAGCTGGTCGCGCCCCCCGCTGGTGCGCAGCGCAGCGCGCTGGTATTCAGCGGCAGGGTGACGGACATGGAAGCGCGCTTCGATGGTGACGCAACACTGGTGGACATCACAGCGCAGGACCAGCGGGCAGAGCTGGCGAACAGGGATGTCGGGGATGAACCCTGGCTGAGCGAACAGCTCCAGCTGCGGGTCCAGCGCATCATTGCCCTGTCAGGGCAGGCGATTGCGTACCAGATAGATGCCACCATGCGGACAGTCCCCGTGTCCTGGCGGGATGTTGACAGGCAGGGCGCCATGACCCTGCTGCAGGAGATGGCCATATCCGGGGATGGGGTGCTCTGGTGCGCAGCGCATCTCACCACTGGGCCCTACCTCTACTTTGAATCCCTCAACGAGCGGCCAGCACTCGCTGGGCTGTCTCAGTCCTCAGTGACAGGCATCGTGACAATCGGTCCGGTGCAGGATGTCTCAGACATGATTCCGCTGAACGCATGCGAGCTGTCGCGTGACCCTGTGCGCTGGGTGCAGGATGTCGCTGACGTGGCCACCAGGGTGGCAGTGACCTGGAGGGACCAGACCCTGGAGGGAGGCCTACCCGCGCCCACCGACAGGGTGGAACAGGTCACTGACCCGCTGCTGGAAAAGACTGTGGGCAGTAGGCGCATCGCTGTCAGCACCCAGCTGGCCAACGGGGGCAACGCACAGACCCTGGCGTCAAACATCCTGGGGCGCACCAGCACCCCAGGGTGGAGGCTGAACGGCCTGACCTGGGAAGCTGAGGCCAACACTCCCATGGACAGTGACCAGCTGGGCAGGATGCTGACCCTGCTGGATTCCACCACACGCAACGGCGCACCCATCCTGGTGACTGACCTGCCCAGCTGGTCACCCCTACCGGACAGGAGTGAAATACCCCTGTTCGTGGAGGGGGGTGTCTACACCAGCCATGGTGGCGCCTGGCAGCTCGATATGACTACCAGCGCGCCGACAGCGGCAGGGGCCAGCGCCACCTGGAATGACATGCCCAGCACCCCCCACCCTGTGACAGCTTGGCGCTGGCAAGACTTCCATCCAGATATCCGCTGGGTGGACCTATCTGGAGTAAAGGTGATCTGACCCATGGGAACTACACCAGGAGGCCTGCCCTACCCTGAGCCATCGGCACCAGTCCGTGATGGCGCAGTGAACATCCGTGCGCTGGCTGAGGCTATCGAAACCTCTTACGGCGCAAAGAATCTGGTGACGATAGACCTGGCCATCCAGACCGACATTAACGGGCTGTTCAGCGTGGCAGTGCCTGGGACCGGGGCGCTGATCGGCTGCCTGGTCCAGGAGCGCAACACGAACAGCAGCGACCCCAACCAAAACCCTATCTACACCAGGTGCTATCAGATTGACACTGCAAACAGGATGCTCCGATGCCGCGCCTGGACCATGAGTCCCTGGGGCACAGTGCAGTCGGGTGCTATCAATGTCTCTGCCCTGGTCTGGACAGCCTGATGGCCAACAGTTACAACGGCTGGCCAGCCAGCCCGGACCCCAAAGCCATCGGAGTAGCCAAGTTCGGGGACGCGCAAGGGTTCCCGTTCCCAGGTGGAGTGAAGTCGGGTGATGTGTTCGCTGTGCTGGGCTACGTGGCCACCCAGCTGCACAACCGCGTGGAGCCCTGCGTAGGTGGCTGGTGCTGGGGCTACACCTACCGCGACAACGTGAATAACCCAGGCCAGCTGAGCTGCCACGCCAGCGCCACAGCGATTGACTGGTGCGCCCCGGACCATCCCAACGGGTCCAGCGGCACCTTCACCAGCGCCCAGGTCGGAGTGATCTATCAGATCCTGGATGAGGTACAGGGCGCCGTTAATTGGCTAGAAGGCTATGACGAAATGCACTTTGAGATATGCGTCAGTGCCAGCGATCTGGCCAGGGTGGCAGCGACACTGCCTGACGCAGGCCCAGTCCCAGAGCCTGGACCAGACCCCGACGAACCAGTGGAGGATGACGACGTGTATGCGCTCTATCAGGTGGAAGGTGACGTGACTGTCTACGTGGCAGCGCCAGGTGTCTTCGAAGGCACCCCTAGCCAGGAGTACCTGGACGTACTGATGGGGTCCGGTGCCGCGCGCAGTCCCATCGTGAAGGTGAACCAGCGCGCGCTGGACATCCTGCGCGACAGCTACCGGCGCTGGCCTGCGCTGTGACTGACTTCCCTACCCCTAGTCGGCACGAACAGCGCGGGGACTTCCCCCAGCACAGCGACAGACCCCAGCGGCTGCTGACCCTGGAGGAGGCACGCGCCCTGGCGCGCCAGCGGCTGGCTGCCTGGGTACTGGAGCATGGCTGCCAGCCAGGGGCACACAGGGCGCCCTGAGCTGCCCCAGGAGACACGAAAGGCCCCCGCCTGGTATGGCGGGGGCCTGACGTTCTGGGCTAGTGGTTCTGTTCGCGCTTCGCAGCGATCCTGGCATCAGCGCGGCTC